TAGAGCAACGCATTCGTAACGCGTAGGTCGCCAGTTCAAGTCTGGCTAGCGGCTCTCAAATAAAACGCTGATTATTAGTTTTTTAATCAGCGTTTCTCTTTTCTAAAAATTCAATTCCGAATAAAAAAAACATAAATCTGCGTATATATTTGCACAAAATTGTATAGTAGAATTGTGTTTTGATTATTCGACTATGGCAACAATCAGATTAACAATTTTAAGTTCCATTAAGGAACATGATGGTAGGCTTCCCATCTTAGTTTGCATCTCCCAAAAGAAAGAACGTGCCTACATCAAAACAGAGTTTCTGTTAGATGATATTGCAGAATTCGATAACGGTAAAGTCGCTTACCGGAAGGATGCGAATGTCATGAATAAAAGGCTTGAATTTGTGTTTTCACAATACAAAGAGAAATTTAATTCTATTGAATGCATAGACTATTTTTCTGCAATTCAGATAAAGCGGATTATAATGTCTAAAGAACGCCTTTCACATATTTCGTTTTTGGATTTCTGGAAACAGCGCATAAATGAAATTAGGGAAGAGGGTAGGGAAAGCTATGCCAAAATGAATGAGGAGACTGTACGGGTGTTTGCTAATTCGGAAGGAGATGTACCTATTCCTGCAATTAATACTTTATTGGTAGAACATTTTAAAAAGTGGATGATAAAGAAAGGTTATGCTAATGGGAACATCGGATTGAGATTGACCCATCTGAAAGCCCGGATAAACGAGCTGATAAAATCAGGTGTTCTGAAAACGGATGTGCACCCATTTGCGTACACGAAAATACCAACAGAAGAACCTAAAGAGTGCGATCTTTCAATAGAAGAATTTCAGAAAATACAAAGGGCGGAAGTCGAAGGAAAAAGATTGAATTTAGGTAGGGACATGTTTTTACTCTCTTTCTATTTGTGCGGTATCAACTTGAAAGATTTATTATCTGTTGATTTGTCGGTGGATATACTTTCTTTTGAAAGAATCAAGACTGTTCATGCTAAGACTGGGAAATCAGTCATAACGATACCTATACATAGCGAAGCGAAAGCAATTATCAGTAAGTACATAAATAAAAGCGGATTTTTGGATTTGGGGTATTCTTATACCTATTCTAACTTGCAAAAGTACATCAATCTTTGCATGAGGGAACTAAAAGAGCACTTGGGAATCAAACAGACATTGTGTTTTTACTCCGCCCGTAAGACCTTTGCCCAATTCGCCTCAGAGCTTGGAATTCCGGACGGGGTGATAGATTATTGTCTCGGTCATTCAGATAAGAGTAGGGGAGTTATTCGATATTATACACGCGTCAAACAAAAACAAGCTGAGATAGCCATAAACAGGGTGATAGACTATACCAACAATCCTGAAAAATATACTGAATATATAGAGATGAGAGCAGATATCATGATGATGAAAGGATAACCGAACCTTTTTCTTATATTTGCTGGAAAATAATCTATATGACAATTGAAGAAGCAATTGCTCTTATTGAGCGAATAAAAGACCAGGTTGTCGGGGCTCCAGTTAAAGGTCGGTTCATTGAATCTTTGTTTATTGGGCCAACCAACTGGGATGAAATGCATGTCTTTATGAATATCTGTCTTCAAAAAGGGGAAGATGAAGCTATCGACGAGTTTATTGGCAAAAGTTTTTCTGTGTATGGCAGGTCGGTAACATATATTAATCCTGACCTTCCACGGTGGGATGTAACTGTGCTGGATGATTGGGAGAAAACTATTAATAATTAAAAAAAGTATCTGCAATGAGCAAACCCTGACCTCTTTTGTTTTAATACAAAGAAGCAGAGTTATGAAAAAGCAAATAGAAATACATAAAATAGATATATCAAGCAATCTTCCTTTGCAATACGCTGATGAAGGCATAAAGGCCGGTTTTCCTTCACCGGCTCAGGACTATTTAGAGCAGGCAATTGATTTGAATAAAGAGCTTATTCGGCACCCGGCAAGTACTTTCTATGGTCGTGTAGTCGGAGACTCAATGCGTGATGAAGGAATAGAGGAAGGCGATATACTCGTAATAGACAAATCGCTTGAATTACTGGATGATGATCTTGCCGTATGCTTTATTGACGGTGAGTTTACCGTAAAGCGTGTAAGGCTAGAACCCGATGCAGCATGGTTAGTACCGTCAAACAGTAATTATCCACCCATCAAAGTGACGAAAGATAATGAGTTTATGGTTTGGGGGATAGTAACCTATACAATAAAAAAGAATCGGAGGAAAAGATAATGTTCGGATTGATGGACTGCAATAATTTCTATGCTTCCTGTGAACGGGTATTCAATCCAGCGCTTAACGGGAAGCCTGTCGTTGTACTTAGTAATAACGACGGGTGCGTTATTGCACGATCCAATGAAGCTAAAGCACTAGGTATCAAAATGGGAGTACCTGCTTATCAGATTAAGGATTTGGTGAGTAGTCACGGAGTTGCCGTATTCAGTAGCAATTATACGCTGTATGGTGATATGTCCGGACGAGTGATGTCTATTTTAGCAGGATTAGTACCCGAACTGGAAGTTTATTCTATCGACGAAGCGTTTATCAACCTTGATGGCATTCAGGATATTCAATCACTTGGAACAAAAATAGTAAACCAGGTAACACGTGGGACAGGCATTCCTGTTAGTTTAGGTATTGCCCCTACCAAGACGCTTGCAAAGGTAGCTAATAAGTTCGCAAAGAAATATCCCGCATATAATCGGCTATGCATTATAGACACTGAAGATAAACGAATCAAAGCCCTACAACTGACGAATATCGGTGATGTGTGGGGAATCGGACGTAGACAAGCAGCAAAGCTCGAAAAGCAAGGAGTGAAAACAGCATACGACTTTACGCAGCTTGCCGGTGCATGGGTACGCAAGAATATGACGGTAGTAGGTGAACGTACATGGAAAGAACTTCGCGGTATCTCGTGTATTGATATGGAATCAGCTCCACCGGCTAAGAAACAGATTTGTACTTCACGAAGTTTTGGTAAGATGCTCACTGATATAGACACAATGGCTGAAGCTATTGCTACCCACGCCTCTACTTGTGCAAGAAAACTCCGGAAACAAAAATCTTATGCAATGTCCCTGATGGTATTCATTCATACGAATAACTTCCGAGAAGATTTACCACAATACTGGAAGAATACAGTAATACAGCTTCCGGTACCAACAAATGACACTCAAGAGATAGTACATTATGCGCTAGCTGGATTAAAGACAATATTCATGCAAGGTTATCAGTATAAGAAAGCCGGGGTTATCATCACTGAAATAACCGAAGGTGCCCAGCTTGGACTTTTTGATTCAGTGGATCGTGAAAAGCGGGAAAGACTTCAACAGGCAATAGATAAGATTAACGGTGAACACAGTCAACTCGTTAAATTAGCAATCCAAGGAACGGGGAGAGACTGGAAACTTAAACAAGAACAACTCTCCGGGCGTTATACTACTGACATCAGTCAGATTATAAACATTAATTGCCTATAATATGTGTTTTCACAATAGTATGAGTGCTAAGGCTATCAAATTAGCAGCCCGGTACGGTCGTAAATCAGATATCGTTGAAATATATCAAGATATGCTAAACGAACAGTACCATGTGAATGCTTTCAATTTTCCGAAATATCCTATAATTACAAAGAGTGACGAGATTCAGGTGTTCAATTGGGGATTAATACCATTTTGGACGAAAGATGAAGCCAATGCAGATGATATCCGCCGAATGACTCTAAATGCACGTGCGGATACCATATTTGAGAAACCTTCATTCCGGGAACCAATTATGAAGAAACGGTGCATTGTGCCATCAACCGGATACTTTGAATGGAGACATGGAGGAAACAATAAGATTCCTTATTACATCTATCTGAAAGATGAACCAATCTTTTCGATGGCAGGTATTTACGATCGTTGGCTAGACAAAGAGACAGGAGAAGAATATGATACATTCTCTATTATTACCACTGACGCCAACCCTTTGACCGATTATATCCATAATACGAAACATCGGATGCCGGCTATCCTATCTAAAGAGGACGAAGAAAAATGGCTGGATTCTGACTTACAGAAAGCGGATGTTACTTCTTTACTTAAACCGTTTGATGCTAATAAAATGGACGCTTATATAATAGAGAGAGATTTTATTAAGAAGATTTCAACTGACCCAACCATTTTACAAAAAGCATAAAGAGGTAGTAATCCCCCTTTTATTTTTTAGCTTCCTTAGAAAAAAACATTATTTCACCACTTAATGCATCCTTGAGTATTGCTTTTGTTATACTCCTCGCATCAAGAGTTATTAATGTCTGTTTATGTGTCTTGCTATTAATAAATTTGACCGTTTTTATTTTTACTTTTCCCCAATTACAGGTAATAACATAAGCGTTCTTAAAATCAAATACCTGTGCTGTTTTTTGAGGAAGTTCACTTTCTAATTTATCAAAAGTCGTAATAATATTACCTTTTTCATCAAGAATGTCATCTTCAGCGGTATCTAAAGGAAGATAATCTTCTCCCCAATCATCACCTCGTTGCGAAAAATGGGCAATGAAATTTCTATATGATAGCCAATTTATATTATTTGCTTTTGCCCAATCATTATCAAGTGAAAAAAGACGTTGGGTAAGAGATATGCCGAAACTAAGATTTATTTCTGCTACTATGCAATCATCTTCTTCACTAGGAGTTCTTAATTCTTTTAGATTAATTCCGCATGAATCTGCTATTTTTTTTGCTCCAGCTTGGTAGCCTTTTGGGGTTATCATAATTCCTTTAACATCAATAAGGTCAGCCAATACACCACGAAATGCATTTACTTTATCAACAGAGAGCTTACGGTTATAATTTTTACATTCGATAGCTACTTTGTGTTGAATACCTGCTATTTTATATTCCCAGTATACATCAATTTGATGTTTTTGTCCTGATTTACCCGTGAGCTTGACATTGTGTTCAACATTGGTTGTAATACCACGAGCATTGCTCAACTCCTGATATATTTCTTGTGTAAACTTCTCGTATTCGATATTTTGATTCATAAGCCCATAATTTATAGTTTCTATATTTGTTAAAACAAACCTTTTTCATATTCTATCCAAGTTAATATCTTACGTAAATCTGTGGCGACTCCTATTTTCTCCATTACTTCTTCTGCACGTTGCTTATCGTCATTGCTATAACAGACTATTGCCCAACTAGAATTATCTAAAATAGAATCTTTAATTTTCCCAATATAAGGCATATCTATTTCATTAAGAGAATGTCCTAGCACGACTACTTTTCCTACACATTTTAGAGAATCAAAGAAGTTTTGATTTCTGTTAATAATATCTTTCACTGGTTTCTGAAATTGATAAAAAAGAGAATGGGATGCTGCTTTTGCATCAAAATCGGGAGTTCGATTACTTTCCCCGCTTTCATCTCGTTCAGGTATTTCGCCTTCTGAAACTTCCGCTCCATGACCAAAAACAAGATTTTCCTCATTGTCATCGCCAATATATCCATGTATATGAAAAACTTTTGGAATATTGTAGAATTTTTCAAGTGTAGGGGTATAGTTAAAAGACAAAAAGAGAGCATTTTTTTCAAAATGCATATTTCTTTGTTCTATCTCGGTTTCGGAAACATCTTTAATCCAATCGAAAAATAAACCTCTAATTTTATTCTGCCATTCGTACGCGTGAGTAATTAAGTCGTTCATTGATCCATCAAAACCACCCGACGGGGGGATATCTTGTTCAAAGTACCATTCTGAAGTTTCATCATTATCTTCATAAAACAATTTTGAATCAAAAGTTCCTAAAAAAGATTCAAAATCAGACCACAAACATTCATTTTTTTTTTCATCAATTTGAGGTTTTGATTTAAAATATGTTTCAAAGAATTCTTCTATATTAAGAGAAAGATAGGTGACGCTGTTTTTCCTTTTTTTTACATAATTATACCAGTCATCATAACTAGAGTTGATTTTATGATATTTATCAAAGCCATTTCCTATTATATATAAAATACCATTTTCCATAATTGCATCGTTTAATTATGTCACGAAGGTAAGTTTTTTAATTTATGATTTCGGGAGATGTCGCATCAAATTTCAAATAAAAAAGCCCCGACCATTCAGCCAGGGCAAATTCCGCCGTCGCGGATGGAAATTAACGATTCCAGGGACAAAGGTACTACTTATTTCTACCGATGTACATAAAATGAGAAATAATTTCTATTCTATCGAACTTTTTAGATCCTTATTAGTAATAGTAGATAAAGGACAAAAGAAAACCCCGACTTTCCCAAGCCGAGGTATCCAAAAGTTTTTTTATTATGAATCTTAGTGTTATTTTTGAGTAGTTATTTTCTTCGACAGATCAGCCAGACAACTATAATGATCAAACCTATAATTACTCCTATGGCTATTTCTCCGACCTGTAACTTAACAGATTGCCACCAGGAAAGTTCACGTTCAACCGGATAAGGAATCTGTACTTCCTTCTGCTTCTCACTAAAAAGAGAATCATACTTTGCCTGCAACACAGAGTAATCACGTGACAGTTCCTTGTACCAGTCGCGGTACCTATATAATTCGGTCCGGATAACGTTTCCGGATTCATCGACTACGATTACCGTAGAGTCCTTTATTACAACTGAGTCCTTCCGAACTGTCTGTTCCTTGATTACAACCGAATCTCTCGTTATTACCGAATCTTTTAGTTGTATTTTGGTCTCTACCGGAACATATTGAGGACTCCGACAGGATGACAACCATATTGCTGACGTCAGCAAAATGATAAATATGTAGATTAATCGTTTCATAAGCCTAAGTATTTCAAGACTCCTTCAATATGAATCCGGGCAACCGTATCTTTGCCCTCCCGAGACAAAAGGTATTCAACATCTTCTTTATTATCCTGAAAGAAGTTTTCCGTTAGCACAGCCGGGCAATTAGTATCCCGGCAAATGGCTAGGCTCTGCTCCCAATATGGCTGTTGGGGCATTGGCCTGCGAATCTGCAATTTTAGACTTTCAGCCACTTCACAAAGACTTGCAGCGAGCTTTTTACTATTGGCCGACGCATTGTTACTCACAAATACACTCCATCCATGAGCATTCATCCAGCTTGCACCTGATCCGGCAGCATTACAGTGAATAGACACAAGGATAGCTTTCTTACCTGTATCTCTATAGATGTTATTAGCCCGGCGACATCGTTCTGACAAAGGAACGTCTGAATCTTCCTTCACAATCCGCTCGGCATCAATTCCTAACTTACGTAATCCAGCTACTACTAGATCGGCAATCTCTCTGGTGTATGACCATTCTCTTAACCTTCCGTCAGGAGAACGCTTGCCTGGCGTGTTTTCTCCATGACCATTGTCAATCAAAACTTTCATTTCTTTTCCTCCTCTTTTTTAGTTCCTATATTAATTTTAATCAGAGGCCCACACTCAGCTATTACAGCTAATAGGCATATTGTTCCAAGCCAATGCCAAAGGTCCTGAAAAATAAACTCTAATACTTCGATCATTTCTTTTCCTCCTTATAATTAATAGTCACTTGGCGGCTGCCGGTTAGTGCATCCATGTACATCACATTTCTTTATCTCGGCTTCTTTCAATCTAAGCTCCAGTTCATGCTTTTTATGAATATCTTCCAGATGAGCGGACTGTTCCTGCCGGAGTTCAACATAAATAGCGTCAATCTTGGCGTCACGTTGAGCGATACGATCTTCAAGCCATGCGACTTGCTTGCGTTCATTTTCATCCTCCATACTGTCCGCTGTCGCATCTTCCTTCCTTGCATTCGTTCGACGATTCACGTAGAAGTTAACTATCCATTTGATTGCTTCGAAGCCTCCCAAAGCCCCGATCAGAGCCAGCCATTCATTTAATCCCATATTTCTCTATCTAAAATATTATTATTACCTTTGTACGCATTAGCAATAAGGGATTCCCCCTTTTTAATATTGTTTGTTTTTTGTCAACCGCCAACTCGTGATGAGCAGGCGGTTTTCTTTTTTTATTTAAAGACATATCTCAACCAACCGCTGAAGTAGCTGCAATTTTCTAAGTAGTTATTGTCCTTCTCCGCTAACCTAGCCTCCCGTTCGAATGAGATCAGCCGGTAGGCATCATAGTCTTCCCGGCAATCAGCGAGTACGCTAGCAATCATCTTGCGGATACACCACTCTAGTACATACCATACATAGAAGGTAGCCGGCGCTAGTGCCAACCACCAGGACGATAAACCGAAGATCAGCGTAATGATCCAAATCAAGATACCAGAGGCGACCGTCAGTTCAATCCATTGTCGGGCATGAACGCATTCATGATTGATTGTTGACTGCCTGGCCTCAGTTTTTGACCACTTTGTGAATACCCACGCAAGAAGCGTGATAGTTGAGTAACCTGAAAGCAATAGATGCTTTGCTATCCAGCTTTCGTAAAATAATTTTTTCATAACTTTTCTTTTTAAGTGATTAATACTACCTTTGTATCGCTTATAAGGCGGAGGGGTAGTGCCCTTCGTTGTTTGTTTTGTTTGTGTTTGTAACCGCCGACTCGTGATGAGCAGGCGGTTTTTTATTTAACTGCTCTTCTTGATTTATTCTGTTTTTTGAGATAACGGATAAATCCTATCAGCATACTGACTCCAACCGGAAGCGGCTTTGTAAGTTTCCACAGATTGATCAGGTACATAAAACCGACACGACTGATCAATCACCTGAAATGATCTTGTCACTTCAGGTGGCGTAACGGCCCTGATTGTTACTATCCTCAATGGACTATGTTGAAATGCATAAGTTATCGCGTTTACACCTGCTCCCAAATCCAATTCAACCAGGGATGTACAGTCCATTGCAAATCCGCTGGGAATTCCACTTTTATCTCCAATTTTCATCCGGGATAACCGGGTACATTTACTAAACGCGTCTCCGGCGATTGTAACAACATTTTCCAAATCAACATCTATTAATCCTGTATTATAAAAAGCCTGCCGCTGAATTTCCTCTACTTTGCGCAAATCTATATTAGCCAGTTCCCGGCAATCATAAAACATATACCCATATATTATCTTTAATTGGGAAGGCAATTTTACCGATATCAAGGATAAACACCCATCGAAGACATTCCATCCATTAGAGTTGTATCCGGTGAATAGCTCAAACTCATCAAATGATGTGATTTCAGTATTCCCCTTGAACATGCCGCCGAAATTTCTCACAGCCTTAACCTGCTCAATCTTAGTTCCGACCCCATCCCCATAAGATTCCGCAATCATACTTTGAACTATAGCATCCTTGAACCTGACATAAAATTCTCCGTTTATATTCAATGTCAATTTTCTGAATGTGTTTCTTAAAGCCTCAATTGAATCCTCGTAGGTATTCGCGTTCACCGTTATCGTTCCGTCCAGAACAGGATATTCATCCTCTCCGGCCAAGCCTTCAGCACTTAATCCTCCGTAAGTACCATTTGAGAGCGTTGCCAGTTTATCAAGCATGTCCGAATCATCATATGTTTCATCAAATCCTACGGCACGGATACGTTTCAGCTTATGGTCTCCGCCTTGTCCGATCTGCGCGTCCATGATACCTACCAGCAACCGCATGGGAGACAGGTTCGGACAGTTCACGATAAAGAAGTCCGTAATGACATCCCTGCACAAATCAATCCCGATGCCTTCCGTTGTCAGTAACGGATAATTGGACAATGACAGATATTGGTTAAGCCTGCTGTATTGAATTACACGAAGCCCTCCTCCCGATGGAAGCACAATCTGCGTCAAGGATGTACCGTCCGCATATATCTCCTGCAAATGTGAGCATGCGGACAGGTTCAATGTACCGGCCAAGGTGGCGATATTCGACAGCAGCAGCCTCTGAAGACTTACGCAGTTGGACAACGTCAGGGAGGATATAGAGATGACAACCGGATTATTTTTGCTTCCAAGTCGTATATCCCTTAGCATCCTTCCCTGAATGATCATAGACCCGGTCACGTTCTTATTATGCCAGTCCCCTATATCCTGCAGATAGGATGCTCCCTGTATCGCATTCTGCTGGTCTCCCGACCCGGAAAGTTCAATCTCCATTTCACATACTTCTCCGGCTTTCGTTCTCCTTCCCCGGATGATACTTGTACCATTGGCAATCGCAGGATACATATCCATTGCCGGAGTCAGTTCATACTTGATTGTGTTACCTGCAGCGCGTACGGTGATGGTATCCGTCCCGTTAGCAGAAAATAGTCCGAACGAATACTTTGACATCATGTACAGGATACGTTTCGTAATCCATCGCTGTTCCGCAAGATAATGGTCTCCCAGCGACTGGGTGATCGGGTCGGTATCATTCGAATAGTGTCCTTTATTGTATGCCAGTTTCCCGTTTTCATAGCAGTACTTCGCATCCGCATTATAAGCATTGGCGGGAAAATATTCCTGAGCCTGGTCAAAGTAGTATTTCTGATAAAACGCAAACAGCTTTTCAAGGTCGTTACCGCTTTTTAGCCCGCCCAGTGTCTGCATGGCAGTCATTGATTTGCGCATGCTGATTATCTTTTCTTCCGGAAATGCCAGTTCCATCAGGTTGAAGAAGTTGTTTGTCTCGCCGTTCCAGACGGATGCTCCGGTTTCGTCCATATCATGCGTTTCCACACTGTACTCTTTATCCGGTAAACCACGATTGGTTGTATCAAAACGGGTGTCGGCATCATCAACACGCCAACGCCACCTGGATGTCTCTGTACCGAAACAGTATGGATAGGTATTTTTCGCACGTTCGTCGGTTCCGGCATTGAATTCTACATTATTCATAAAGAACAGGCAGTCGTCAATATCCCAGTATGCGGGAGCATCTATACGGAATTTCGCGATACGGGCATTTATGAAAAGTGTATTCAGCTCGTCATCCGTTTTCCCGGCAAGATCGGAAGTGTTAAGCCCATATCCCTTGTCTGCAAGCTGCGACAGCAGATTGATTGTTCCCTCCCCGATATCAGATGGCATGAACTTTCCTTCTGACGACTCAAAATAGTAAACATTATATTGATTAATGTCACCGGATTTGGCGATCCAGAACTCGCAGGGTTCATTCTTGTAATCGGAAAGATGTGCGTTCAACTCATCCAATGTGCCGTTAAACGGTTTCAGTCTTGGCGAGCACTGGTAAACACAATTGTAGGCAGGAATAAAGCTTGATATGTTTTCCACTTCCCCTTCGCCCAGGTCGAAGCTGTTCTGGCCATTGTACTGGAATGCCTCTTCATCCTCATTATAGGCTATCAATCCCTTTGCCGGATTCCACGGCACACGGAACAGGGTGAGCAAGGGAGAATTATCCGATCCCTCAATGCTCAACAGGTTGGGATAAGTATCGGTGTTATAGCCGAAAGTGTCGGCGTCACCCTTATCAGGGCCGAAGGTGTACAATCCCCGGAATATGTATATTGTTTCCCCTTCGTCATTGGTTTGTTTCTCAAAGCACACAAACGGAGCTTCCCAAACTGACACACGGACTTTCGCATCTGCGTGCATCGCCTCATTCAGGATACCCACTTCACGTATAAGGTCCGTATAGGAGTTTACCGCACCGATCTTATGCGACTGCATACTGGAGGCATAGTTCTTCTTTGCTGTAAACTTGCGTCCAGCCGGAAGAGACGGTGTCATTGACCACTTCGCTCCCGCGGTGGAGTCCGAGCCGTCGGCGTAACGAATGACGGAGAGTTTCTTGTCAAGCTGGTAACGGGTATTCCAGATCCAGTATTTCATGGATGACGTACCCTGCCCCTTGGCGGTCACGTTGCTGATTGAAACATTCCATTCCGGATGGTCATAAAAGAACACTTCCAACATGCCGGTACGAGTTGATTGATCCGCCATGTAAGGAATTGTATTGTCGAATGTCATTACGTTAAACTGGTCCTTCGTATTTTCAAAATCGATATCCGAACCGTGCAGGTCCAGGATGTCATTATTCTCTGTCACAATTGCCTTGGAATCTGTGGTATTCAGCCAGTTGATGTAATTACGCAGGACTCCCTGTGAGGTCAGTCCCTGGTTATATTCCCGTATTCCGTATATGTCCGCGTCCGCATATCCGGAACCTATCACGATCATCCCGTTATGGGAGAAATAATCATTGCTCTCGTAGGTGAATTCCCTGTTCTTGACACCGTTGACATACAGTATGCAAAGGTTGAATCCGCTGTTGCCATAGGCGTCCGGCAAAATGGTCAGCGTGAGTCTTGTACGTTTTCCCTCGAACGTATGCAAACTTTGTACATCATCGTTTTTAAGTGACTGGGAGTGCATGATAATGTCATCCGCATAGATGTTCAATCCGACAAATGAACCACCGGACGGGGACGATATGGTGATAACCGGTTCGGAATAATCCGTCACGTTATCAACCTTATAGTCAAGTTCGAGAGTCTTCCCGGTGCGGGCGCATTCATTTTTAAAAGGGGAATATCCCATGCGCAGCGATGAGCCGGCCATAAGCCGGAGTACCTTGTTCCCGTCTTCGTCCGATTGCCAGCCGTCATTGCCCCAGTTCATATTCTCCCAGCTGCCCGGGATGACGGAACCGTCCATTTCATTTATGATTTCCTGACGATTCCCCTGCCGGTTGGAGCGGGTCTTGGGATTCATATAGAATACGGCGCCCGACACGGCCGAATATCCCAAGGAATTGTTTACCTGATAGGTGATTGGGGATGTCAGCTCCATATCGACATCGAGGATATGGGCCGTTATTTCAAATTCCGTATTATCCATTGTCTCAATCTCCATCGGGAATGAGAATGTATGTCTGGCGGAACATGCGATACTGTCTTCTTCGGAAGTAAAGACATCCTCACCATCTTTTTTGATGGTGAATTTAGCGGAGGTAATGACATTGTCGCCATCGTACATCGCGTAATCGAACAATGAGTTCTCACTCCAGTTGGTCGCCCTGCTGAGGATGTTGTTGACGGCTACCAGCTTCCTTTGTTCGCCGGCTACCGCGCAAATGACATTGAACGATATCGTTCTTGTCTTGACCGTCCCGTCCGAGTTCGAGACATAAGCAGATATATTGAATACGCCTGTCACGCCCGGGTGGATTACAGAGTAATTGTAGGCGGTTTCCGTATATACGCCTGTACCGATCTGAATCTGATAAGATTCATTATAACCCTTCCCGGTAACAGTCACATACAATGTTTTTGAAATATTACCACTGATATTCAGAGGAAGCGTAATGGCACCGGTGTAAGCCGTCCACCATTTAAAATTGTCCGCACTGATGGATAATGAAGTAAGCTGTACCGTGTATACAAATGCCGGAGCCGTCACTTCCGTCACTTCTCCCGTTACTTTGATCATTACATTGTTTGCTCCGGATGCAAGGAACTCTGCAACGTCAATACTGAAAGGAGAACCGGAACTGATATACAGCTGTTTGACAACAAGATACTCGGCGCTGTTGCTATTTTTAACAGAGATCTGACAGAACCCACGCTCTCCGGTATCTTCATAAGGTTCGTTGGTGCTGTATCTTTCCTGGCTGATGAAAGTAAAATTCAAATAGCAAGGTTCCCCTTTGCTGGCTGACAGGCTTTTACTGTCTAGGTTATTGATTATACGCAGGTTTCTTTGTATCCCAGTTTCTCCACCTCCGCCGCTATGTGAGGAAATATAGTTCATTAAGTCTTCAAAGGTGGTTATAATAGATCCGTCCTCCGCAACTCCGGTGGGAATAAACACTCCGGCAGCAGGAGACCATCCATTATTGCCGTACAGTAATACGGAACCGTCTTCTGCCGTATCGGATTCAGGGGAGACATTCTTTAATTCTCCTATTGAAGAAGGAGTATTTGCGTCCTTCTCCAATTCCTTGACTGCATCGATCAGATTATTGAATTCTTCAGCCGACAAACGTCCGCGGGAATTCTTGCCTTCATTTTCTTCCTTATGTTCTACATTCAGTGCCATAAAACTATTCTCCAAATATTAACGGGAAGGCATACGGGAAGCCTTCCTCCTTTATTTCTATTTTTCCGCGTGCTGAAAGCGCATGCATGATCAGGTTTGTTTCAAGCATGTCGGTATCAGCCATGTCGCTTTCAACACGGCTGATCACGGTACGGGTGGTATTGCCCTTGTCATCCGTTTTGCGCACACTTAAAACAAACTTAATATATCCCATGTTACTTGCTCAACTCGGTGATCGTTTTCTCAAAATCTGCCAATAAAGTGGCGCGTACTTCAGCTGATGTTCCGGACAGGGAACAGGAGTATTTCTTTGTCGATTCAACATAAAGGATATTGCCGATGTAGCTCGGTGCAGATGCCGATACTTGTTTGACCTGCGCTTCGATCTTCATTAATTTGTCCTTGTTGTAAGTAATGGAATAGTCAAGCCTGTAATCACCGACTACTGACTGTCCGGTTCTGATTGTATTTTCTGTGAAATCCATTTTATACCTCCTTGTTTAATTGGTTGATTATTTCTCTTTTTACAGCAGCTATGAGACGTGAGTTCTTCACCACCAGTTCCATCGCCTTGCAATACCGTTCAGGAACTTCTACTGCTTCACTTGAGTAGTAGATCTGCTTTGCCAGTTCCTCAAAACCGATATCCAGCAGGATGCTACCGTTATACATCATTTCGTTACCGACCGTTTTAGCGGTGTCGAAGGTCTGTTTACCGCCTTCGAAAGAAGTCTGCACCTCGATTCTCTTAAAATTGATTTTCATATTCTTTTTGTTTATTATTTAGGAGTTCCAAATATTATCAGCGTAAAGAATCTAGGATAGCATTTATTATTACCCGGATCCCAAAAGATAACGTTGAAAGAGTTTGTGCTAAGACCATTATAGCTAGAGAAACAAGCTTGCCAACTTTCGCTTTCTCTTTGTCCGGTAGGAAGCACTAACGGGTAATAGTTGGTGTGGCCCAAGTCATGCGTAAACCAGTATTCTCTCGAACTGTTAAGACTAATGCCTGTTATATTTATCCCATTACCCCATCTTTTATTTATACCATAGGTTACATCATTTCCATTTCTTGTGGTAGAAATTTCAAAACATCCCAGGACCCCAGGCATGCACCAGATATCATCAGACGATGACAGCTTCCATAAGCATCCTCCAGCAGCGGCTATTGCATAATTAGCTCTTCCGCCTTTTGTCTGATCAAATTGAGTACTTCCAAACGCATTAATCTTAACAGCTATATTTTCATCGCTACCTGACGCCTGAAACATAGAAGCCGTTTCAAATCCGGCAATGCCAGGCAGACCATTGCCAAGTACCGCTTTTCTTGTCGCAGTATAAGTTTCACCCATTGATGTTCGTGTCTTTTGTGTTTCAATGCAAATAAACGCATCGCTGTTATCATAATTAGATAATCCATATCTGTCGATTTCAAAACCGCCTATGCTGCCGGACGTAGCTGTCACATTATTAAGCGTTGCGTTATTAAGCGATACGTCATTAAGTACCGCATCATTCGCTGTGATGTTATTCATCGTTATATCCCCTGCTTCATTTACAAGGAATGTATCGTTAGCTATGATGTTGCCGTTGAACCTAATCTGATCTGCGGATATCACTGCGTTCGATATCAATCTTCCTGCATCATCTTCCGTGATGAATGTACTGATTTCAGCCCTCTTTACGTATCCGTCAGCTTCGGCATGTTCAGTAAACAACTGAGTGAAACCTGATTCAGTAACAAGACCGGATGTGCTGATATTGCTGACATGACCTTCTGCGTCAAAGGTTATCTTTTTAGATAACAGTACATTGAAATCATCGTTAGTTACCAATCCGCTTGTATTAATATTTGTAATATTACCGTAATTATCAAAATGTATTCCTTCTACAAGAGCAGCGATAGAATCTTTCGTCACCTGGATAACAGCCGTGTTTTTATCTGCCGTCTCCTGTGCATCTCTTGCAATTCCCAGAGCATTCAATGCTTCCTGAGCAGCGTCATACGCATCGCTGATACCTTGATTGGCTAGTCTTTTTGCCGCTTCGATGCCTTCCTCCGAATCTGTTACGACTGCGAGTATCCGGTCTCCCAGATTCTCAAGATAGGCGGTAGTAGCCGTTGAGCTAGGTTGCCAGTGTTTTATAGAAAATGCTGTTCCTGCCGCCTTTGCAGTGATGCAGACGAGAGAGTCATTCTTATAAGAGATGCCTTCGCCGGAATAGGTCGCATTCGCCCACATATCACCGATATCATAAGCATCGGAATCCTTTGGCTGAGATACGAAAACACGTCTTTTCCCGTCAGCGGTGTCCTGAGCCTTGGATGCGTCTTCCAGTGCTTTCAGCGTTAGATGGTCCGTTATATCATTCCAGCTCCATGAACTGCCATCCTTTTCGAATCTGTATCCATGTCCTGTCAGACGGTTATAGAACATGTCCTGCTCATGCATGGTTTTAAGTTCGTCAGTACTCCAATCACTCGCCGGCAGGTTCTCCAGCGTGGGATCGTAGTCAAAGAACCACAGAGTGTATTCTTTATCCGTCTGTTCTTTGACAAGGTCCATGTCCGCCTGCAGGTCATTAATGGTTTCATCCACATCTTTCCCTGTGGCCTGGTTGATGAACTTAGCGGATATTTCGCTCAGTACAGTGTTCAGGTCGATAAGCGGTTCCGGCATTGTATAGGAGTTGATACCTTTATATATACGAATGTAGGGACCGCCGACTGTTACACTGTCCCAGACGATTGCGCCTTGACGTGCCGGATCTGTTTCGTTACCAAGCTGGACGATATTATCACCCACAGAAGGCACATCACTACCGGATGCGCAATTCGTTTTGGAGAGTTCTATATAATCATCACCACATCCGCTCACATAACGCCAATAAAATGTTGTTCCGGTCTTCAGTGCAAAAGTCTCACTGATAGCAAAATCACCGACTTCAAAGGTATTTCTGACAATCCGTCCTTCGGCATCGGTCGTTTTGAAATAGCATCTGTAAACGTCTCCCCTGTCCTCAACCTTGTTACAGATGATTCCACCATTAGTGTTGTACTGTTTCCCTCCTATATAGGTAGACTGCTGCACTTGTATCTCGTTGATGCTTAACTTTTTTCGTATGTCAACGAAGTCTATATCAAGATGATAATTACCTTGTTCATCTTTATAAATACCGAATCCTGTACTGCCGGTGGAGAAATTATTAGAAATGATGTCACCGACAAGCTTTATCTGTTCGAGCGTGGATGTCCCCTTCGCATTGATACCTTCAAGGAAGGTCATCAGCTTTTCGATTGTTTCGGCTATGTCTTTTCGTACATACCGATCATCATTGTCGTTGTTACTGCCGATAATGGCAAGCTTGAAATGTTTCTTGCCGTCAGTTTCAGGTATGCTGGCATCCTTTACTAGTTTATAAATAGTTCCATTCTCAATGACGGAAACTACTTGTCCGGCATAGGGAACATAAGGCTCCGTGTCTGTATTACGGGCATAGACACGGGCTTCTTCTAAGGTTTCCCACACGTCAGTCGAATCAATAGAATAACCATTGACACGCTTGTATCTGCCGGCGAAACTGCTCCCTTTTATATCTAGTGCCATACTCAATTCGTTTTAAAGGTGAAATTATCTGTTTCGCTGCTTGTCGTAGCCGTACTGAACACATACATCGTATATTCCAAAGGTGTACTTCCATTAGCACCTTCAACACTGATCTTTCGCGGAGTGGCAGCGGAATCCAAATCCATGAAATTATATTGGTATCTCTCCAGTGAAACATCCTTGATGGTACCGTTTGGAATACAGATAACGAAAGTCTTATAATTGCCTATTGTGAACTTGTACGATCCGGCGTCCTTATACAATCCACTGCCTGAAAGTGCCCGCACCTCGGCTGAAGTCGTAGGAACCGAATTACAAACGCCTGCAAACCATTTTCTATGTACATTCACGCTGATTTTGCTGGTCAATTCTTTCTTGGGCAACGAACCATCTTCACTCGCAGCATATATGACTGTAGCAAAATAGGTTTCTCCCTGTGTGTAATTACCTTGCAGTTGTCTCGTTGCTGTCTGTATGCCACCTACTTCCTCAGAAAAAATTAGTTTGTTGTTAGGGTTATTATCATAATAAGCTTGTTCCATAGGACCTTGACCGTTTCGATATGCTGTATAAGTGATATAGCCTTTCTGAGTACCAAATTCGACATCATTAGAAGTCGAAAGTTTCCATTCTAATTTTGCTGAAGCCTTTTGAGAAAGCATATTAATAAAGATCTCTTCCAATGTAGTACCAGAAGGAATTGTATCCCCGGTCTTTATATAGCCTACATTACTGGATGTTACATTTATAGTCTGTATTAACTTTGCGATAGTGCTTCCTCCACTAGAAGAAGAGTTCCCGCTATTAATTACTTGCTGTTTGCTCTTTTCCTTTCGGTATGTAAGAGAGTCGATCTTGTTTTCAAGCTCGCCAATACGAGAATAAGGAGCTGTTTCTCCGACAGTGTATATCGGGGAGTCATAAGGGATATCAAGGTTATATTCAAGCCCTATGATACGAGAGATACGACCTTCTTCAAAGTATGCCTTATTAATAAGGTTCACTTTCTGACCAACGGTGAAACTCCTGGCAAAGTCGGGATCTTGTTTACCCGTTTCAGGATTAATGCCATAGATATAATCCGACATCATGGTGGTATTGTAAGTAGAAGGGTCCTGTTTAAGCTCTTCAATATATTCTCTTGCCCGTTCCTCGACTTCTTTCTCTGCGTCAGGAATAAGCTTGTCGGATACGAATTGGGGATCATAGCCATAGAGAATATACGTGTCACCACCTTGATCCGTAGGATGTAAAATGTCATCAGGAAGCATTCTGCCATAATCATCATTACGCTTTATCTCGTATACCTGAGCATCCTTGTTCCATGTTCCGTCCTCTGATTTTTCAGGCTGATATTTATCGCCTCCAGCTGAATCGTAAGGATTGAATGTTACTTCAAAGTCCATGCCGGCTAGAGGACCGGATTGAAAGACTATACGCAAATCTTCTCCATCTAACCGATATTCGTTTGAGAAATGGAATCCCAGGTCCGAGTCTTTAAATCTCCATGCCAACCAATCTTTCGAAGTTTTTGTTCCATCCGGATTATCTATAGTATCAGTATATGTATGAGTTGTTACCATACCCGTCAGTTTTTCACGTCTAGGATAGATATCATCAAAAATAACGATCTGCTCTACAGCTTCCTCCTCTGTCATACCTTCATAGGCATCAATATATGGTACGCCTTCAGGCATCATCAAATGCTTGGTTACAATACCTTCGGCAGTTTGAGAACCTTTGTCATCTGAGAAATATATAGATGGGACATTACCTTTTACAATGTTGTCAATTGTGTAGGTGTCGCCAAGAGAAGCGGTAATACCTTCCGGCAAACGCAGCACATTGGCTGCTTCACCAGTAAAAAAATCTGGATTGTACACAGCATTAAATGATTTCCCTGCATTTTCACCAGAAATAAATGTTACAGAAGCGCTAGCCGATTGACTAACATTCTCTAAAGTAATATCTCCGGAAGATCCTGCAAGTACCAATGTAGAGGATATAGAAGATGGAAGCTGAAAGACAACATATAGCTTTAAATCTGTGGCTCCGCGTTCAATCTTTATGTCGCTATCAATGGTTATATTGTCTGTCAACTCCTTCTCTCGATTTTCATAGATAGTACGTACATTTCCTCCAAGACCATATACTCTCGTTACGTCATTGACTTTGTATCGGATTTGCCATCTCCAACTATATATTCCAGAAGGCAAATACTCTCTTTCAACAGGAGAACCAGCTGGATAGACCATTGTTCCTATATTGAAAGAAACGCTTTTACTATTCATTGCATAAGTACCACCGATAGGCTTGCTAGATAGCAACTCATAATTTAAGTCATTTACTCCTCCTTTTACATACCCGCTTGTTCTGACAGATGCCTTAAACTTTTCTTCGATCAGATCATCAGAAGAGAAATACTTCATATCAAGTACTCTCGATGTATCGGAAATATCACGTCCGCTTACTTGCTTGACATCAAAGATCAACTTTTTGCGATAATTAGCCGGAATATTACGTGTTGCCCCAAACGCATAAATACGAGTTGCGTATGAATCTTGGCTATCACTTCTATCCATCTTGCTGACATTCATTCCTAGTTCGAAGTCAACAGGAACGCCATCCTCGCAACGGCCAAAATGAATTACTTCTTCCTCTACCCACCACTCACATTCAAAACTCTCAGCCATTTGGTTGAGGGCATCGATCATGTTTACGTTTTCGTATGAGATCAATTTAGAAGAAGTATCTACTGTCTCATCTATTTCGCATTTAAACGTTTTGTCATGGTACTTATAACCTAGGACTTCCAAGTTCTTCAGAAACACATCCATGTGAACCTTTAAGATATCAGTAAGATTCCAGCCTGCCTCACGACTACCGCTATCAGGACTATAGAAAAACTTCTTGTTTTTCCACTTCCAATAGTAAGCATCAAGACGGAGTTCGTAGTCATAGCCACCTGTTGATGTGTTATAAGCAGGCTTATACAAGTCCACAAGTTCAAAGACGCCTAACTCGTTATCTATACCATCTCCTAACTTGAAGTGTACAGGATCATCCAATGAAAACTTCAATGTGATATAATCCTCCTTCATCAAGAGATATTTGCGCTTACTACCTTCATTAATTGGAGTAGAATAGCGTATGTTTCCGAATATGTCTTTGATATTAATCATACTGTTACTTCTCTGTTTTGGGGATTAGGTTCGTTCAATTTTAAAGTCAATTTACCTTTTGTGAGTCCATAATCTCCATAACTAGAGCAGTTCGAATATGTAAGTTTAAATGTCATATCTAGGATTGGAATTTTAAGTAAGATCTCCCCTGATGTTATTTCATCTAAAAAAGATTTATACTTAGTCAGATAATCTTTTTGAGACTCCCCGTGGATCCAAATAGATAAGGTTACGTCCCGTTCATCAGTCTTGCATATATCCTTATTAGTAATGACTATTTTACCAGGACTTAGGCGGCTTTTATTCTGAATTAACTCTTTATTAGGCGCAGGTTTCAGTAATGCTTCATAGGCCCCCTTGGCAAGTGTAGCTCCCCAAGTGGTAAACATATCTTTTTCATTTATATAAGCTTGTCCTTTCATCTTGTTGATAATCCCTTTGTATTATATTCAATTTTATCTAGGCTTTCTCGTATAAAATATAAATGAGATGTATCTTTCTTTATAGCATCGAGATAGTTGAGAACATCTGCTACCATATCACGCATTTCTGTAGCAGAGGAATAATTGAAATTATATAAAAATTCCAATTTCTGTAGCATTGTCTGTTGTACTCCAGTTTGTATAATCGTCTGATTCTTTATTTCTTCATTGGAAAGTTGAAATGCAGTAAAACGCCCATTCAATTCTTTACCAGTATCTTGTGACATTGTTTCAAATCCTTTTTGTGAGGAAGATTGAGACGACGATTCATCTCCTGTCCATCCAAACATATCAGCCATCTTATCGCGTTCAGCTTTCATGTCATTGGATATCTGTTGTCCTTCCTCCTTCAAATCGTTATATTCTTTTTCAGTTACCCCATTATCCATTGCCGCATAGAACTTCTTTCTCCATTCTGTTAGCCTACCCATATACGATTCTTTTAGCATGGAATTAAGAATAGCATTTTTCATGTATTCCTCGAAATTATCTGCGAAATCAGCACTATCGGCATCCATATCTGTAAGCAGATCCTGAAAGTCTGAACGAAGTCCGTCTATATCAATGAGAGTAGCATCGGTGATCTTCTGCTCGACAACCTCTGCAACCTGGGTAACACCATCCACTATCTGATCCGCGAATTTTTGAGTGTCAGAGTCAAGTTGTGACCAGAAGATCCCAGCATTTTCTTGAAGTTTTGCAAGTTGTTCATCTGTCAAATCAAACAGACCGGCCATGCGTCCGCCCATTTTGTCTTTAAATTCATCGACGCTCATACCTAGCGTATCTGCTGCTTGCTTCCACCCCTCCATGGACATATCTTCCACTTCAGTATATCCCTTTGAATGTGACTTGCCGGATGCACCAGAGTTCAAGTATTGTTTACCTAAAATACGTGCATTCTCATTCTGTAGCCTTATCATTTCAAGGGCCTTGTCATAAGCAGCATTCGCATTATCTCCTGTAAGAGTTGCAGCCAATTCCAGTTGCTTTTCTATCACTCTATCAAGAATGTTGATATAAGATTCATAAGCTTCTTTGGCTTTCTCATACTTTTCTGTTGTGTCGTCTTTGCCGAACAGGTCGAAGATTTTCATTGCTATCTGCATAGCTGCACCGATGATGGCGAGAATGACAGATGCTTTTTCAACCGCTTTGATTGCAGTTGATGCCGTTGTTGATGCCGTTTCTACGCCATTCATCGCTGTCATGGCGAAGGTGCCGATATTGCCAATGATACTTATAATTTCACCGGCTTGTCCGCCGATAGCTGAACCTAGATCTTTTAAAGCGTCACCGAGTTCTCCGATAACGCTTGCCACTTTCCTTTCAGCAGCTTGTACCTTTGCACTGGCTTTCGTCGTTTTGTCTTTTGCTTCATTGTAGTTATCCGTTTTCTCCTTCACCTTATCCAACGCCTGCGCCTCGGTTAGATAAGCTTTAGTTGAATCGATCTTTCCGGTCTTGAGATTATACTTAGAAGACTTGACACCGTTCTCAATCATAGCACCGCCTTTCACTGCTTCCGCCTGGGTCCGGGCATTCTCTAACTCAATTTGCGCTTTAGCTAGTTCTTCCTCCGCTTCTGCCAGTTCCTTCTTCTTGTCAGATAATGATTGAAACGGATTACGTGAATCCAGTTCATCCATGATTGATTGAATAGTGCTGGTATATTCACGAAGTTGGTCCGGAGATAATACCTTAGCTGCTGTCCCTTTTGCATTCTCTAGTTGAGAAAGAAGAGAATTAAGAGTTTCAGAAGATGTTTCTTTCAAATTCTCAAAGGCACGAACGTATTCCGGAGATTCTTTCAGCTTATTATAGTCCATATTCATAAGTTCCATACCCTTATCTTTTGTAGCTTGGGTGATGGAACGATCAATCTGTTCTACCTGTTCTGTATTTCCGTCCTTTTCTGCCTGTTTGCGCTGTTCTTGAAGAGTAGCAATATCTTCGTTGAACTTTCGTTCAATCGCAAGCCGTTGATCTGTATAGTCCTGATACTGATTCAACAAATCAGATAGATCATCTCCACGATTGTACTTTGTATCAGAAGTCGCAGCGGCTTCCTTTGCAACGTTGTCGAACATGGCAAACAGTTTCTTCGTTGACTCAGAATTGATGAAAGCACTTGTATTAAAAGTCTTCTTCTTGTTTTCCGGATTAGCTTCAAAAGCAGAGCGAGCTTTTTCAATTTCTTGTAATTTCTTATCTTCTGCTTCACGCTCAATAGCCTGCAATTCTAGTTTGTGATTAAGCTCTCTTTGTTTAAGGACCTTTTCACTACTTTCTTTGAGTTTGTTTATTTCAATCTGTTCGAGTTCATTTGCTGAATCGATCTTGATTCGTTCCTGTTCGCGTGTTTGCTTATCGAGCAGGAGCTTGTATTTTTCCTGCTCCTCACGTAACTTTTGCGTTTTATCGTCCTGTTTGGAAGATGAGTCATAGACTTTTAATTCTTTCTCAGCTTCTTTCAATTTCTTGGCATTTTCTTTATAGGACTTTACCACAGCGGAGTCTATACCCTTGAAATTTCCGGCATCCATCAATTTCTTTTGTGCCGAAGCGATTGAATCTAGTGCTTTTGTAGCATCGTCTTTCTGCTTCGTCCAAAAAGCCTTATTTTGCGTAGTAGCTTTTTCATGAGCTTCTTTTTGAGTTTGCACTAGCGCTTTATTGGATTTTGAATGAATATCAACAGCTTTGTTAACTTCATCCTGCCACATTTTTACTTCATTTTTGGCCGTATCCATATCCTTTTTTGAGTCGTTCAGTGAGCTTAAGGACACTCCGGGGGTATCTTTCAAGTTATCATACGTTTTTTCTGATTGTGACAACGCCTTTTGTTTTAGAACAAGTTGTGTTTTAGCTATAATAACATTTCTTCTTGCTTCTGCTTCTGCTATTTTGTTAGTTAGTTCCAAATCATCCATATCTTTCAGCTTCTTCAAATCCATATCCTTAAAAACGGATTTCATTAAGCGCTGTAATTGAAGCAAGGCTTTATGCCTTTCAAAAGTGGCAGCTGCATCGTTTTTGGCAACGGACACAAGATCTTGAATTTGATTCCTATAATCTTCTGCCCTCTGTTTACTTTCCTTTATGGTAGCATTGAATCGCTTTTGAGCTTTTTCGGCAGCGGTCGTAGCCGTGGCACACTTGTAAACAGCATATCCAAGCCCTGCGAATGCTACCGCAACTGCAATATATGGATTAGTCAACATTGTAGCAACATTATTCAGTTGAGCGATTGTTTGAGCCTTTAAAGCTTTGGTTAAAAGAATACGGGCAGATGTGTTCTTGGCAATCATGGTAGCTTCAATGGCATACATACCTTTGGTTAATACAAGGTTGGCCGCTTCAATAGCACGCTGTTTATTAACAATAGCCGTAACTGTTGCATATACTTGTTTAGCAGTACTTACAGCAAGAATACCTCCTTGGTATCCTGCAAGGGCAGTCGTGACGACAACTATTAAGGCGCCTATATCTTTCAATGCCTCTTGAACACTGCCATCTTTAAAGGCTTCGTTCATAGATTGTGCTGCGGCAGATATTTCTTTTAAGATTTCCTGTCCTAACGGGCGAAGGGCGGCCGTTATGTTATTCCCCAGTAGCTTCATTTGATTATCAGCAGAAGAAGCCATTTCTTTAAAAGCTGCTTCGGCAGCACCTGTGGCATTTTGCATTTCTTCCAGATGTCCGGCAGCCTCTTTGACATTTATACCGGTTAACCCGAGAACTGCATTAACAGCTTCAACTTCCGGCACTAATCTACGAAGTTCTGCTTCCGAGCCTCCTGCCTGTCTAGCAACTTCTGCTAGCGCCTCTTGATAGGTCCTGTTATCAAATGCGCCATCACCGAGCACCTTGGATACTGCAATAATGGAAGCACGTATTTGAGTCATTGCTTGCGCCGTTGGAGTACCTTGTTTGGTAAGTGTAGCTACAGCAGCCAATACTTGATCTGTTTCTACCCCATAGCTGGCAGCAATGGGGGCAACTTGCGCGATACTCTTACCTAATTCACCAAACGATGTCTTACCAAGCTTGACAGTTGTAAATAATTGGTCTGATATTTTTTCTGCTTCTGAAACATCAAGCTTATAGGCATTCAATAGGGTAGTGATACCGTCTGCTGCCGTAGCCGTATCGGTAACTCCACCGATAGCAGCTTTAGCCGATACTTCTAGAACCTTCATACCATCCGCACCATCATGGCCGGCAGATACAATCTGATACAATGCTTTAGCCGCATCATTCGCAAGTACTGGCACCTCTCGGGTCAGTTCTACGACTTGATTCATATAATCGGTTAGACTGCCCTTTATTCCGCTTGAAAGGGTAGCAACTTCTTTCATACTTTGTTGGAACTGCTTTTCAAAGTCGTATGCACCTTTGGCGGCCTGGGCAAATGCAATGCCCGCACTTATACCAATCCCACCGAATACATCAAAAGAAGTGATCTCACCGGCCATCGCCTTGATAATTCCTATCGCTTCTCGGCGCCCGGAATATAACCCCGAGTTGTCTATTCCTGTCGCAAAATATAACGCTCCGTCTTTATTTTGAATACCCATAGCATTTATTCTTAAAATATAAAGAGAAGCTAAAATTTGGCTATTTCGAGAAGAATAAGCATCTTTGCAGTGTTCTAAGACCAAGGAACAATTTTTATTTCAACGTATTAGGGAGTTGATTCGCCTACTATATCACAATATAGGCTATCAATTCCCTTTGCTACATAATCCTAATGCGTTGCAATAGATTATGTTCCTTGGTCGGAAAGAATAGGGGAGAGATAGCCTTTTCTTATAATATATAAACCAAACATTCATTAGCACCATGACCAAGGAAAATGAAAGAAAAAACGGAGTGAATAGCGTTCTCCGGAAAAAAGAACTACAGGAAGCTTTTCAAAGAGGCCTAAGCCTCGGACTCAAAAAAGGAAGAATTGAAGGGATGATCACTTACCAATCCCGCATTATCCAAAATTTGGAAAGGGATAATGTCGAAATAACAAAGATGATGGATAGCGTAGATGCTGAGATAAAAAGGGGATATTAAAAAATCCCCTATATCTTCACAGATACAAGGGACCACAATACTCTAAACCAATTTAATAAAAAAAACAGTTAACCTAATATATAAACACAACAGCAAATTACCTTACCCCTTGACCTTACCGGCTATATCGTTATACTTCTTTATCCTGATCGTCTTACTAGGATCATCAAAAGAGGGTAGTTCTACCCATTCATAATCTCTACCTTCAACTTTCCCGTCTTCATCAGTAGTCTTATTACGCTCTCTCATTACAAATGAGTACTCCTGCAGCAATGTCTCTATCAATCCATAGCTACTATCCAACGTCTGATTAAACGTTAATCCTAGAGCTTCTTTTACGATCACTAGGAATCTGCTTTGGTTGCATCCTTCCAACTTTGCAAATTCTTCTGAGCGGCTATTATCTCCGTCTCTCGTAGCGGGCTCACGTTCCGAAGCATCGTGATAGAGGTGCAAAAAGGGTGATACCCTATGCGATATATAATTGCATTAAACAGGATCCGTATATCCTCCCATGTCGTATTGTCTGCGAGAGCGTTCTTGAACCATTCCGGAGGATCACTAGGCTTATTGTGAATCCCGAGGCAGACGATGTCAAAAAGCAATCCTCCGTATTTATTCATCAGTTCCGGAAAGTCTGCATTGAGTTCTCCGTCCTTCACAATCATCTTATCAAGATCTTCTTTCTCGACTTCAAGAAGGAAAGGGCGTATCCGAAACCATGTCCGAACGGTGACAGGCTTTATAACTATGCAATTGCCGGGGTCCTTTCCTTTAGGAATAGAATCCCGGTTAGTAAATTCGAATGGAATTTTGACAGCCTGATCCGTAACGGATTCAGACTCTTGCTGAAATAAATTCTTTATACTCATAATTTCATCAAGGAGCCTAGCCCGTTGTACTTCCGGGTAATACTTCCGGTTATTTGCAACTAACCTTCAATACTTTCAGCTCCATTCTTCAATAGTTTGTTCCTGTAGGCGGAATCGAACCGCCGGTCTCTACATAATCAATGTAGCGCTCTAACCAACTGAGCTATACAGAACCGTTATTTATTTTTTCGCACCACTTGGAGCAGCTTCTCCGCCTTCGACATTCGCAGCATTCGCTGGGGCTTCTCCGCCTCCGGCAATAGTAACTACTTCGCGCATGAAAGCAGTCTGTCTCTTACCGTCTGCAGTAACAGCAGCTTGCATATATACACGAACAAGCAACAACTCTGCTTGCTCTGATCCGGGAGCCTGTGAAATCTTTGAGGCGATCTTGCCATTTACGATGGTATAAACGACCTTCTTACCGTCTTTAGGTAATGTTTCACACTGGAACGTTTTAGAGATAGAAGGAGTACTAAGAGGCTTTTTCCAGATATTTTTTCCTCCTGTTGTATCCACTTCACCGCCTGCTAGTTCTTTAAGAACCTCATTTGATGGAGTAGGGATGGAGAACTCGACATAATCTGTCGTATCTTTCACCAGTTCAACATAAAAAGGTTCTTCACTACCTTCTACTTCAATCTTCACTTCCTTTGGATCTGCAAAGTTAAATGCAACGCTTCCTTTGGTCGGAAGGGGATAATCTTTGAGATCTGCACCGGGAACGCCGTCACCGACTGTTCCAAATTTAATTCCACCTACGCCCATAGCGATAGGTCTAGCTTCTCCTGCCATAATTATTGATCTATTAAAATTTCTAATCTGATATTTGTACAAGCAAAGCCTTCTTTCAGGTCCGGCATTGGAACGCTCCAGAGGACTGTTACTTCTTTACATACACCGTCATTACTATTGATTAAATCAAGCGATTTCCTTACCTTACGCTTTAATTCTTTCATTCGTTGACGTTTTAACATACCATTTTCATCACTCCAAGGAACAAAGATGTTGATATTAACAGGCACTTTATTGATGAAGTCGAGCTCATTCAATTGCAGATGATTGATAACGATGTGTTCATTAGTAAAGCCGGCTTCCGACTTATCCTTGTAAATCATAACATCGGTGCCCGCAGCGGCCACAGCATCATAAACTATATCTACAGCGTCGAATTCATCCATAATCAAATCTTGCTAAAAATTGACTTCAATGTATCTCTTAGATACTTCTCACATTGCGTATTAGCTCCTGAAACAACCTCATACCCTTTAGCTTCCACGGCTGCCGCATACTCCATTCCTGCAACACCAACCAACACATAACCGCCAGTATATGATAGTGAGACTTCTTCTGCAAGCCTGCGACCTTTGTACTTACCGGTTGTCTTATCAGTCCCTTTGTCACCCTCCTTAAAGTTTTCTGTAACCACTTCGCCGTCTTTGGCTATTATATATCCAATAGAGCTTCGAAGATTGCCAGTTTGGTCTTTATATGAACCACTCCGGCGGGCTACTTCGATAAACTTTTCACCTCCTGCCTGCAGGAATACAAGCATCTTATCTTCTGCTTTACTTTGAAAGCGATCAAACCATTTTTCCAATTCATCATAAGTGAATAGGGGAGTCATACCGTTTCTCATACGTTGATAATTGAATGTGATTGATAAAGTTCCCAACAGATAACAGGTACATCAATACCCTTTGATTCGACTTTCAAACGCAAAAACTTACTACCGGCCGGTGGCTGCATTTTGGTATAGAAATAGCCATGTACTTGCGCTTCATCACCAGCCGAATTACGCTTGAGAACGATTCTTCCATCGCTTACTGGGTCATAACGTCCGGAGACAGATATTTCAACTGGTATTCCCGGAACCAATTCACCGTCAACAACCTGCCCTTTAGCAGACATAGTGACTATCGCTGTATGTGGGTATCGTTTTACCATCTGCTACCTGCCCTTCCTTTGATAATGATTCGCTTGCCAAGTTTAGCCGCCTTCTCCGGCTCCCCGTTTTCTATATACAGCTGCTTTGCAGTCTGAATATAGAAAGAACGGGGATGAGTGATAGAAAGCTTGTTTTCACTGAAATCCGGTGAGTTTACCATCATGACATACATATCAGCGACACAAAGACCGACCAGCTTCATGCTTTCAGTAGTACATTCTGCTTCGGGGTTGATACCCCGCTTAATGAAGACTACCTTATCCAAGAAGCCTTCCATATCCTCAATAGATGGATATTCTAGTATTGTTTCTCTGATTGTTGCCATAACTGTTTACTCTTCGTCTTCTGCTTCTAAGTTTTCTTTCTCAACTTCCTGACCCAAGAATTTAGCGGGGATATTGTCTGTTCCTTCTGTAGCTTCATCGGCTGCCCATGCTTTACCGTCAGCTTTCAGAATGTACATCGCTTCCGGATCATTAACTACCGGCCATGCGTTTGCTTCTCCTTTGGTCCATTCTTTAAATGGTTCTTCGGTTGACCATTTGGTAATCAGAACAAAATCTTTCTTTACCATCAATGCTTTCTTTCTCAGACTCTCAGAATCTTCTGCTGCAATTGGTCCGTGTTGGATATCACCTACACGCAAATCCTCTAAGAAACAAATACGTTTGCGAACCCACGGACAGATAGTAGTACGTTTGTGGTTCTTATCTTCGATACGGAGCGCCGGATTGATTGTGATAATCTGACATGGGTTTTCTTGTTCTGCAAGATATTCATTAATCACTTTTTTTGTGATAACGACCTTGGACGTTTGATTGATCCAGCCTTTAATCTTATCAATAGTTGCTTTCTGCTTTTTCAGCAAAGAGAACTCAGTAGTAAGCATAATAATATAGCGAAGAGACACACCTTCCTTGGCTGCATCGGCCAGTACATTTTCAATATCTTGAAGACCATCAGCAGTAGAAGCGGTAGCCCAATCTACGGAGGATACTTTTTTGTTGGCAGCAGGCATACCCACGCCGACAAATTCCGTAGTTACGATGCCGTTGTTATTAGAGGATGTCAAGTTGGTTCCGCCACGTGACATGTATTGCATACTAGCCCATTCCATACGTCCACGGACACCATTATGCACAAAATCGGTATCTTTGAAACCAAGATTTAATAGTTCCAATTGATCAGAATCGCCCTGGGCATCGCGTTGTAACTGCTTGTATTCTTGATATTCACTTTCAGTCATCGAGCGCTTAATAGCGGTCTTAGGAATATCACCAGACATTTTGCCGATCACTTCACGCGTTTTCTCCGGTGCAGATGCATCGAAAGAAATAACGTCAGCAATAACCGGAGCGCCTTTTTCACCAACCAATGTTTCCCACTTCAATGAAGTAACTCTCTTCACACCAAAGAAATTCGGGTAATACATCGGCTTCACATGACGGGAGTTGAGACGTGCCGCCATGTTTTTCTTGTTAATTTGCTTGATTAAGCTTCTTTCCATAATGATTTATGAATTAATAGATTATACAAAACGAATGAGAGGCATAAGCTTCTTCAAATCAGCATCAAGAGGGAATGGCATATTTCGTTCCTCAATAGTACCTCTTACCATCAATCCGCAAGATTGATTAGCAACAGTCAGATCAACTTTAGCCATCGTAATCACCACCTCGGATGTTTCTACTGTAGCCTCGGCAGAACCTGCATCAGCTTTTGATTTTACAGCGACCAATACCATATCTTTGGCCATCGCACCAATGGCAGCCGCCAGCGTAATAGAGTCATAAGCAGCATTACTCTTGTCGATAGCGGTAATTTTATCGGATGCTCCATCAAATTTTCCACCGACAGTCACGAAATCACCAATTGCAAACAGATGATTTTTAGCTACCTTGATGATTTTTCCTGCTGTTTCTACAGCCTCCAGCACTTTTGCTGTCTTGATGATATGCCAACCACCGTTTTCATCGCGTCCTGCGATGCAGTAAGGTGGCAACTCATCTAATGGCTGTCCGTCAAACAGGACCTTTCTCAAATCAGCACGGGCAATAGTGCCACCGCCGACAACATCCTCCAACATCTTAATGATGGCGGGATGGTACTGAAATTCTTTTTCTTTTTTTAAATACATGATACAATAAAATTTAGTTATTACTCAATACCAAGACTAGCGACACCACTGGATTCACCAGCTCCTTCTTCTTTATTCATGATATCCAGCCACTCTTTTTCACTACGGTCTTTTACCTGTGATTGTGGGGTGTAGTTACCATTTTCGATTTCATCTGTCACAGCGGACTGGCGAATTTCAGCATACTCGTCTGCCAATTCCTTAATCTGATCTTCGACAGATATTTCAGAATTTACGTCGATACGCTTGAACCACTTTTCTGGTAATTTTGCGTTATCAAAGAGAACCTTAGCTGAAGCCTGTTTGCTGGATGTTGTAATATTCCCAGTTAAGGTGGTAACGCTATTGGCTAACTCTGATATTTGTTTTTGTTGAGCCTTGAATAGTTTCATCAAAGAGGCGGGAACACCTTCGAGATCTTCTTCTTCATTTTCTTCATTCTCTTCTGATTCTGTCGTTTTCTTGGTCTTTTTAACTGGTTTGATTGGCTTACCGTCCTTCAGACCATTATTCTTCTCATATTCAGCGATAGCGTCCTTTTTCGCTTTTTCTACTGCGGATGTATCTTCAAGATCAGGAAGAATATTGTCTTTGAATAAGGCAACATAAGTAGCAATATCTTCTTCTTTTTCGATTTTGAAAAGTTTCTGAACCTTAGAGGCGTACTTTTCGTTTACACCTGCGGCTTTCAAGCCCTTCTTAATAGCATCAATGATTGTCATAACGATTTTCTATTAAAATATAAGGGGAGTAACTTTTTCCTTCCCTTATATTTTATTCCAGAATCAATGAGTATATTTGCAATATGGATAAGAAGAAAGAATATAAGGAGAAAGCTAAGATCCTCGCTCTACAGAATGGATTCGATCAGGTTTCCTATTATGGAGAGTGGAAAGGCTACTTGGTATATACAGCATCCCGGAAAGAAGACAAGGAATGCTGCATTGGATATCCTCAATTTATTCTTGTGAAAGATGATGCTGCACATCTTGCACCATATACACAATCGCCGGATATAATGGGAATGGCTCCTATGCCCAAAGACTATACAAGTTCATTCTTATAACTTTCTCACTATTCTATCGATAATATCTGTGTTTACCAATAGATTGTCTACACGCAATACATTTACTCCATACTTAAGACTTATATCTTTGGATATAACTTTCCAATCGCCCAAACGACCGATTTGTGGATCATAAATACGGATTGAACCGTTTTCTAACCTATCAACAGTAATAATATGTCCACCTTTTCCGTCTTTCCACATAAAGTCAATGTGATACCTGCCGGCTTCTTTGGTTAACTCGTTCAATTCTTTATTCAATTGAGTGAGAGTCTTGCTTTTAATATCAAGTCCTGATACATATTGTCCACCTGCCTGTTTCTTCTCAGGTGTCTGCATTGTTTCCGGATCAATCCAGGCCCAGTTAGTTTTTCCAGAGAGTTCATAAGGAATGTTCCCTTCTTTTTTAAGGTTAGGTAGTGCTGTTACATCATATCCACGTCTTCTCAATTCATTAGCAACTACGCATGACTGACAGTTTACACTGAATTCTCTTCCTTCTCCATAACCGATGTTTCCTCTCAGTTCATTTGCTTCTTCGAAGGTCATATCTTCACCTCTCTTTATGCCGATTTTTTGCTCAATCTTACTCTGATTGAAGTTTCTTACAAACCGGTCGTCCCATCTTTTTTGAATATCATTTTTCTCAGCATCGGTCTTGATGCGCTTTGTTCTTGATACTTTTATGACTTCGGGTGTAGTAGGCTGGGGAGTTCTCTCTCTTTGCAAATCTCCTTCTTTGCTAAAGTTATCCTTATACCAAAAAGCGGATTGCACCCCATTTTTATTCTCGTCAACAAAATCCTTTGCTGTTTTGGGAATATCTGTTATAACCTGTTCTTGCGGAACTGTATCGTTTAGCAGGAAATCAGCAAAGTTGTCCGGTTCCATCGTGATCGGAGTAGCAAAACAGATACAGAAAGGATGAAAACCTATAAACTTGAACGTTTTCGGATATTTACCTACCATTGCATCACATATCTTGCATGGTCCGCGATTATTTGCAGAGCGGTGTATCTCGATGCCTAATATAAAATCCTGTTTACTCCAACGTTCATAGTCAGCGGTACGATAAGACATATTGGTAGATGTAGCTGTAAGACGTAATGCGTTCATCTTTGAACTACGATATATACCTTGTCCTGGGTGATAGTTCTTCATAGGTTGGGACATAACAAGTTTCCCTTCTTTATCCTTTACCCGGCGAAATCGTTTGTCCGGCTCATTTAGGATTTGCCTAAGATCTTGACTTATCCGTGAAGAACTTCTACCAACAGATAGACCTGTCTGTAAATAATACTCGAGTTGTGTTTTTGTCTGATCCGCAAGATTCCACACCATTGGAGACAGATTATTGCCGCGTGCATCAAACCCTTTCCTAAGTTGAGAGAGTGCGTCTTTGTTTGTAGCAAACATTCCTTGCTTCCTTACAGAATCAATAGCCATGCCTTTGATGTATTCTGATATAAAATCCTCATTCTTCATTTCAGAGCGCTTCCATGCGTCTATGTTGAAGGCTGTAAGATTTGTGAGAAGAAGAGACTGTAACTTATCCAACTCCCGATCCACACATTTTTCGACAACTTGATTACGTAACCATACATTATCGCTACTACGATTTGCCCATTGTTGGAGAAATGGGGTAATAGACAGAATAAATCGATTAAAGATATTGGCCACTTCGCTTTGCTGAGCCAATATCTTTTGTATATGCTGCTTGTCGTAGAATGTTAGTCCTTTCATTGATATATCGGTCCTAGCGGATTGTTATTGACTGAAGCTGCTTGTTCTTCCTGTTTCATTTTCTCAATTTCCTCTTTTACATTCTGAGTATAAGGAGAACGTGCGGTAAGTGTTTCCTGGCTATTGATTGGTTTCCCACCTCCGGCTGTTGATAGATTCTGTAAGTCTTCTGCTAAATTCTTCGGGAGAATAGAGCCGAAAGACACCTCAAAATAATTATTCATTATAGCATTGGAATTTTTGATATGTGATATATTCGCCATGCCTGCTTGTACAATAGCCACACATCGTTGTACTACCGGTCCGAAGATTTCCATTTGTTCCGTAGCCTTAATTTTTGCATCAATGGTCATAAACTCACGGGAGACGCCTGATAGGTCACCTATGCCAATAAGATTGTCAAACGACAAATCAGGACATGATGCACCAGAGAATATTTCGTGGCGTTCATTACTAATCTCTTCCTTTTGTGAATCTATGGACTGTTGCCATGATAGGTATTCAGCATCACCATGATACGCAGTGCCGGTATCAGGGTCAACTTCCATAGAAAAGTTTAATTCTTTCCCTACTGTATCTTTTGATGGGAGATTCGACAAACCGAAAGATTTTAGCATTGGGTCGCCGAAGTAGTCGTTAGTATCTGACATTCTAGAGATCCGCATTTCATAATGGTCCATGAGTAAAGCGACATCTTCCCAGTCCGGTTGATCTACCTCTGCATATACTACAGGGATTTTGCCGAATAGGTTATTATCTGACTTGATTTCCCACTGGCCCCCCTTATTTATAGCTGTGATAACTTTGTCTGAGGTGTATATTTTGACACACTCGTAGGTAGAGTAGTCAATCTTGGTTGTGAACTTATGAATGAAAGCATCCATATCATCATCATCGTCAAAATGTGGATAGAACTCATAAGTAACGTTATCATCCTTTGGCAAAGAGAGTATCTTGGCTTTCAGTTCCGGGACTTTTTTCCCATTTACAACTTTGTTTACAGGGTAAAATACAATAGCGGCTTTTGTTTCTGACAACACCTTACGGGCAAAGCTCATAAGTACTGACTTCATTTTGAGTTTGCGGACAAATATCTTTTTGAAATCCTCCAAGCTTGCATCATCTGTATTATCTGCTGTGATGGTCATATCTCCGCCAAATAAAAAAGCTGCTGCTGTGCGAACAATCTTCTTTGGGATATTGGTCACTATTTTGGCAACAGGAACAGTTTTATCCTCTAATCGTTTAGGCTCCATTTTACCCGTTTGGGTATTCAATTCTTCTTCTGTTTCAGAATAGACAGCTACTGTCTTAGGTTCACGGAAACCAACGGATGTAGTGCGACGGTTACGCTTACCATTATACTCTTCTAAATATTCCCGTGGCTCACGATTTTCTATGGTGTCCACGCAAAGATCACTTACAATCCTTCCAAAGTCGTCTTGAACTAAAATTTCACTAATTGATGGCATATACTTTTCTCTTAAAATATAAACCAGACAAAATATACTCTAATAATTAACAAGGAGACGTTGACAATTTGTCAGCATCCCCCTGCCACTATAAAGTAAAGTACTTTAAATACCATGCCTAACGTCTTCTTCATCAGATTTTTCCAAAGCTCTTTTATATCCCCAGAAACTTTCTTGGTCCATACCATCCATATATTCCTGTTCTAATTTTAATATAAAAGCATTTCTTGCCGCTTCTGACAATAGAGCTAAAGTTTTATCAGCATAGACACATTTAATAAAGATTTTATCCCCTTCTTGGGTAACTTCATAATAATTACCACTTTCTCCTTGACTAGCAGCATTTGCTAATTCATAAATTTCATTGTAATCTTCCAGATCTACTCCGTGAAGAAAATCATTAAAATCTGTTGTAGACATAATATTAGTTTTAAAATTAATACTTTATTGTAGATTACAAAAAGTGTACCACAAAGAGTTATCCACGTCCCACTTTACGAGTCGAAGTTTTAAGCTTCAAACCTAATGATTCTGCGAACTCTGCAAGGATTGTCATGCCATCCGGTGCATCGTCGTGAGAGTTGTCTCCTTCACGCTTGTAGCTGGTAAGCGCTTTCATGAAACGGCCGTAGTCTGATCCTTTAGTGTATTCTGATTCATCAAGGAAAGCGCAATATTTCTTTATCCAGCCGGCCTTCATGATAATACGAGTTTCTTTGTGCTGCGTAGTAGGACGAGCCTGTATCGCACAGGCTTTCTTCTCTGCTACCACCAGTTTACGAACGTGAATAGCGAATATACGTCCCCCGTTATTTGATTCTATACGCATTTGGTCGCATTCAGTATCGATAACCATTTGTGCCAAGCGTGGCTCTGTTACTTCTACAGGATCCTTTGTGAAAAGAACATCCGTGATGAAGTATTTCGGTCCGAATACCTTTGCAAATGGTGCACAGAAATCATCATCGCCCTTATCAGCTGTATCACAAGCACCAAGTACACCATCAGGTTTCTTTCCTACAATATCAGCACTCTTGAAGCGCATGAGAGAGGATTTAGGGAATAGCAAACCTTTGGCTTCGAACGGCTCCTGCATATACTCGGCCATCCAGATACTTTCATCCGTTTCAGAACGTAGTTCCCGATAATACTCTGTTGTATGTACGTCAGCGCAGAACGTTTCATCGTTTTCGTCCAGCGCAGCAATGCGGATGATTTCATTATACTTGCCAGCTTCTTCCAAACGTCCAAGGACATCACTAGAGGACCAGCGAGTACCGATATCAATCATGCAACAGCTTCCCTCAATACGAGAATCATGCGTACCTTGTTTCCAACTCCAAACCTTTTCGTTATTATTGTCTGAGAGCGCATCTTCCAGGCTCTTATATAAGTCGTCCGTCATGGCGAGCATAGATGCACCGAAACCAATGACAGTACCACCAACACCACCACCGAAATAAGACACCTGTCGAGCGCCTTCTACATTCCAGCCTTTGACATTCTGTTTATCTCCTTTTAGGTGAATCTCAGTAAATATCTCACGATAACGTTTTGATTTGACAATATCGCGGGTATCATAAGAGAGCTTGTTGTATAATGTGTCAGAACAACAGTTACGCATTACAGATTCTTCGGGGAAATGACCGTACATCCAAGCAATGAAAAGAGAAGATATATAAGACTTACCGGCACGTGGCGGCATACTGACAGCAAGGCGGTAGATGATGTTTGCTTGATATGATGCATACACACGCATGAACGCCTCGGCGACCTTTTTTAGGAACAGGCGTTTAGAAAAAAACTTCGGATCATAGTACAAACAGAATGCCCAAAAGTCTTTCTTTGCTATTCGTTTGCGGAGTATGGTAGCAGCTTTCGCCTTACGAATCAATATTTCTCTTTTACTTTTCTTCTTTACCATCAATAATAGCCTGTAACTGTTCGTCACTCAATCCTTCCAGTTCATCACCAAGATTCACATTTGCATCAACTTCTTTCTTGTCACGCCATTTCTCCGGCTGCCGGTTTTTCAGCCAGAATATAGCGGCTGTCGTGTCAGGAGGATAATGTTCTATGTATTCTTTCGAATCGGTAATCTTTCCTTCTGTCGCAGCAAACTTTGTCGCCTTGCAGTTATAGCCGATAGCACGGTTATAGAGACGGTACGCTACATTGGCATCCGCGATATTTTTCCCTTTTTTTAGGGACTCAAGAAATTCGGGATAGTCCTTCTTCCATTTATTTAAAGTCTGTTCGGAAACAGAGAAGAATTCAGCGAGCTCTTTATCCGTTGCACCGAGCAGACAGAGCTTTAACGCTTGATTGGCATATTCTTTCTGATATGCTGATTTGCGTCCTCTTTTTTTCTTTTCAGATTCATCTTTCGCTTGTGTCATTAGTTACAGATATTTTCTTTGGATATGGTTTTGACATTGATCTTATTGTTTTTATGCATCTTTTATCAAGAGGAAATACATATTTTATCTTTGTTTCTCCTTTGATTACTTCAGCTTTTGGATCTACATGTTCATGCAACCAATCAATGGTTGAAGTTCCATATTTTGAGTTAATGGAACGCCTGTGTGTCAGTTTACCATTTAACATGATTCCACGTTCTGATGCATACTCCCCTAAGTAATACCAATTCGTTGCTTGATAGATTGTTCCGATATGCCCTTGGTTGCGGTCAGCATAACTGACGATAAGCTTAACAGCGGGAGCGTCTGTCTTTAGCAGCTTTAGTGCCATGGCCAATGCCTGGGAAGTGCATTCCTGTTTTCCGTTAAGGGCAACTCTTACAAGCTCCATCACCTGTCCCTGCACCATATTGAAACTGGAGGCTATGAACTGATTTGCACCGTTCGAAAAGAGGATCACACCACACCATTCTCCTTCAGAATTGAAAACGGAGTACCCAAGCCTTGCTTGAGGAACAGCATGTGCATAATGAAAATGTAAACATGCATATTTGGAAGCTTGATATGATGCTTTCTCCAGTCTCATAATTCTCCACCGCCAAAGACATAACTTGCCCCATCGAATTTCTCTATCAATGGCTTCATTTCTTTTTCAAATAATTCAGCCTGCTTCATGTCAGTGAATGCAATTTTTATATATGGAGGATCTTTACGGCGAGGAGCAGTCAGATCTTCTGGTATTTTAGAATCAGCATCTTCTGTCAATGAATCAATTTCATCACTAAGTAATCCCCAATCAGGCAGATTTACTTCAAAGTCTTCTACAAGTAATGAGAAATCAAATGATGATGTATCAGATGTACGATTGTCTGCAAAAGAGAGAAGCTTTCTTTTTTCATCATCAGTAGCTAAATCTACGCGTTTAATTGCAATCAGTTCATTCCCATCTGATTCAATAATGCGGACTTTTAATCCAAGAGCTTGCGCTTGCTCATATACACCATTACCGGATATGATTACATCATCCCGGTCGACCACAATTGATCGACCGGCACCACATTCAGCTAGACTCTTGTTGATTAACCTTTTGTTTTCTTCCCCATGAATACGATAATTGCGAGGGTCATATTTAATATTTTCATTATCCATAGCAGATTTTATTCTAAAATATAGATTCTCCTGCTATTTTCTTTCTAATAAGTTCTTGTACTCCGTTGTATATCTCATACAACTGCTTTAATGTCTCTGGACCTTCCCATTCCGAGAAGTTTCCGTCTTGAAAGAAATGGAATTCAAAGACACGGGCTGCCACTGTACCAAGGTCCAGGCTTTCAAATGTCTCTCTTACTAAATGCAACTTCTCTAATATCTCAGCATTTCTATCCTCCGGTTCATCTGAGCTATCTTCAATATCCAGTCTCGTGTAATCTACGTTGTCATCCGCAGGCAGGGGCTTGTATCTACTCCGATACTGTGAAGTAGGAGAGGATGCATTCAGCTTTATCATCTTCAAAACAAAGAAATCAAGCTCTGTGTAGCCATTTCTTTTTGTTTCAAGTAGTTTATCCAGTAACCTGCTTTTCTTTTGAAGGAGCGAACAAATGACCTCATTCAAGACGTCTGTTGCTTCGTCTGAAATACCAGCAAGCCCACAATGATACAAAGAGTAATCAAGCCAGCGTTCGTAGCGTTTAGTTATGTAATTATTTACTGCTTCACTTGCCAT